CAGCTAAAAACTGCTAACCCAAATAAAAAATACAAACTTGCTCAACTCCCTTGGGGTTTTGAAGAAGTTACTGATGGAGGAGAAACCAAAGGTTACTTCAAAATTAAAGCTAAGACAAAGGTAGGTGGAAGCAGACCTGATGGAACTGTTTGGAAAAACAGAGCACCAGCTTTATTTAATGCTGATGGTTCTGTCATGTCTGACAGTCAAAAGACTTTGGTTAATAAGTGTGGGCCAGGTACTACAGGAC